AGGTCCATCCCACCTTATTATAGCGAGCGCCGGTGGCACGACAGCATCGCCAGCACCGTTCTCGCTGAGCTTAGGTTCTTCAAGTGCAGGCTCCGATGGAGCAGGGCAGGTTGGCAGCAGCCAATTGGTAGGAGCCGACATCCCCACTCGCAGTGGCATGTACGCATTACGCGGACAGGGGTGTGGTCTGGCCCTGCTAGCTGATTGCGCCGACTCAACGACCTGGAGCACCCAGGCAGGCTTCGGCCTAGAAGAGGGCATATATATGATCCTCACAACCCCCGCAGGTGATACGATCACGAACGCGGTGGCCACTATAGCCGCCGCCGGCTTAGACAGTTATGCGGCGAAGTTGATGTTTGGCGACTGGCTGTGGTGGTCGGACCAGGTAAACAACACAATTCGTCTCGTCTCACCTCAGGGTTTCGCAGCAGGTCGGCTGGCAAATCTTTCACCGGAACAGTCGAGTCTCAATAAGCAGATCTACGGAATTATAGGCAGTCAGAGTAATGGGACACCGGGTTCAGGTCAAAATACTACATACTCCACGGCAGACCTCAGCGCGCTATTGGGTGCAGGGATCGATTTAATTTGCAATCCGCAGCCGGGTGGCTCGTTTTGGGGTGTTCGTGGAGGCCACAACACGTCTTCGGACCCAGCTACAGACGGAGACAACTACACCCGATTGACGAACTACATTGCTGAGACCTTAGCGGCTGGGATGGGCCAATACGTGGGCCAGGTGGTCAACAGTAATTTGTTCCAACAAATCAGATCCACCCAGCTGTCGTTTTTAAATAACATGTTTGGTCAAGGCTTACTTGGCAGCACAGATGGTTCTCTTCCATTTACGGTCATATGCGATACTAGCAACAATCCTGTATCGCGCACTAGTCTTGGGTATGTTCAGTCTGACTCGCAGATCCAGTATCAGGCCATCAACGAACGATTTATTGTAAATGTCGAGGGCGGGCAGACCGTACAGGTTTCCCGCCAGACTCTGCCGACCGGACGGGTTAACTAGGAGATAATGCCGTGGCACTGACAGCATTTTCGATTGGGCGGGATACCCAACTCGTCGTGATGGGCCCTGATGGGAGAGTCGATATTGACCACGTCACAGGCTTTGAGAGCCATCAGATTACGAGCGCGGTCCGGATTAGTCGCCTTGATGGAACACAGCTAGGAGCTGAGCTTCCGAAGGGCTGGGAGGGGAGCTTTGATGTGGAGAGAGGCACGTCGGCGTTAGACGACTTCATCGCCGCTCTGGAGCAGGATTTCTACAACGGCGGGGGCATGCAACCCGGCACAATGTATCAATACATCACGGAGACTGACAGCTCCGTTTCCACTTATCAGTTTGACGGCGTAGTTTTCAAGTTATCCAGCGCCGGCACGTGGAAGGGTGATGCAAGTGTGAAGCAGAAAATGGAGTTTTATGCCACTAGAAAGAGGCGCATCTGATGCATGCAACGCAGGCCATTATCCGCGAGGCTACCAAGACTTTTGTGACCATTGACGCCCAAGGACGGCGTCTGACGCTGCGGCGACTAGCGGCGCTGGACACGCTCAGGCTATTCAAGGCGGCAGGCCCGCTCCTTGCCCAAAATGAACCGTGGTTGTCGCTGGCTGGACTTGCGTTTGCGGTCGTAGAAATCGATGGAATACCAGTTCCTCCACCGACGACCGAGCCGCAAATCGAAAATCTGATTGATCGGCTGGGCGATGATGGCCTTGCAGCCATTGTCGACTCAATCAACGCTCAAGAAGAAAGCCCAGTTGGACAATCCGAAGTGGGAAACTTGCCAGGCACCCTGTCCTAATCGATTGCCTCTACCTTGTTCGGAATGGGGTGCCGTTCGACGTTGCATTCTCTCTCTCCGATAGCGACCGCGCAGCCTATGTTATTGCGCTCGGTATCCTCGATGGTCACGCGTTCGATTGGGTCGCGTTCGACTGGATTCGCCAAGCCACAAATGAGAGATAAGCCCAAATTGGGGAATTTCCCATGCCTCTGAAGGAAAGAATACGAGCGGATGGTGCCCGGATAGCTTGGTATGTTAATCTTCAGCGGATACTTAATTTCCAGACGCAGTCAATCGCACCTTTGAAACGCCTCGTTGGATCCCGTCTTGAGGGACTAAGAAGTCCAGAGGTCTTTACCCCGCCCATTCGCACACACACAATGGAAATTTCCCGATTCGTTCCTCCAAACCGGTGCATGGCAGAATTAAGTCCAGTGCATAGACCTAGGACCCGCCTTCACGGGGATACTGGTCTCCTGTCTGTCCGCAACTTGTTGCCTATGCTTCTAGCGAATTCAGTTTTTGAAGCTTCCCAACATAAAACGTCACCAACCTCAAACCCAATTTTATCAAGGACCCAGGTTGTCAGACGCTCTCCGATGCCTCCACTTGCTGGGTCGCAAAACGAACCAACTGATCCGCCGACTCGCCGCAAGCCGGAAAACTTGGCCTTTGGCAACGCACTTCGTCGATCTCGGTTATCGCTCGCACCCCCAAGTCACGATATCTCAGTAATGCATAGGAATGGCGGGACCACCAACCATTTGGACCGACACGCCGCGATTGCCACCAGCGACACAATTCTGGCAACGGCCCCCGTTTCCGGCGCCGGTTTATCCTTCTACAGTCGTAACCCTGCCAATCACGCGCAGATTGCCTCCGAAAATCCGGGCGGTGCCCCGACCAACGGCGAAAATCCCGGTCGATCAAATGTGTCTACGATCCATATCGACGGCTCTGTACTCGGAAGATGGGCTATTCAACATCTGGAGAATACGCTGGGAACGCCGACGACCGGAATGACCGCTGTCGATCCCCGCGCAAACGTCCCGCGAAGTCGCATTGCTCCATTTTGAGTGTGTCCGCCAGACGCAACGATAAAGATTTTTCCACGGAAGTGCACTAAATTGCAGGATTCACCGATACAGATCGGTTCGATCAGTCTTCATAGTTTTGAAGTCCCGGAATCAATCCGCTTTGGTGGTCGCCAGCGGATGGTCATCCATCACCTGGCCGGTGGGGGGAGACTCGTCGAACGACTAGGACCCGATGACGCCGAGATTATCTTCGAGGGGACATTTACAGGACCTTCCGCAGAATCTCGGGTGCGCGAATTCGATAACTTACGGCTGTCCGGCACCGTTGTCTGGCTCACCTGGGAGACTTTCAGGCGTCGTGTCGTGGTCGAGAGCCTTGTCGTGGACTATCATAGTCCGTGGTGGATCCGCTACAAGATTAGCTGTGTAGTCGCGCATCAGTCCGGAGTCGAGGCGGCAGCGTCGACGATTTTGTCCTCGATATCGACAGACCTTGGGAATGCCCTCACAGCAGTTTCGGGGTCGGGCTTATCTCTCTCCACCGTGCAGGCTGCTCTGTTCACCCCAAACGCTATGACGATCGGGACATCCAGCCAAAGTCAGGCTTCCTCGGCTATAGCGACTGTGCTGCAGACGATCAATAGCCAAATCACACTGCAATCTGCGCTCGTCACGATCCCACTCGGACCATATGCAGGCGCTGAAAGCTATAGTCAAAACCTGAATTCCGCGGTTATAAGCGCGGGACTGTTGGCAGGGGCAGTCAATGCAAGGTCCTACATCGGGAGAATTGGAGTGAATATAGATGTCCCAAACTGCTAGAGTGGAAACTATTACCGCAGTTGGGGGCAATCTATTTGAGATAGCCGCAGCACAACTTGGTAGTGCATTGGAATGGATTAACATTGCCCGTGCAAACAATTTGATTGATCCGATGCTGGCTGGCACGAATCGGATCGCCATACCGGCCTATTCGCAAACATTTGCGGACGGGATTGGCCCTCAATAAATGGGCATATCTTCCTCATTCGGAATAGCAATCCAGGTGCTCCTCGATGGAACCCCGGTTCAGGGACTGCTACAGGCTTCTATCATCGCGAGCAATTGCTTTTCTGCGGACACCTACGCACTCACCTTTGCCATTGGACCCCCACCATTCAGCGACGTAAGCTTTTGGTCAACGCTCTCATCGGCATATGTGGAAATCACATTAGCCTCGTCGTTGGGATTGCAACAACAGGATCTGGTGACCGGGATGGTCGATATCGTCCGCATCGACCCGATAAGAATGACTGTTTCGATATCGGGAAGGGATTTATCGTCCACTTTGATTGATTCTTATCGACAGCAAGATTTCGTAAATCAGACGGCTTCGGAGGTAGCAACAACAATAGCGGAGAACCACAATTTAATTCCAATTGTCACGCCAACGTCTGATATCGTAGGACGTTACTATGACGATGGATATACTCGGCTGTCTATCGGACAATTTTCTCGTTTACGCTCGGACTGGGACTTATTGGTCCAACTCGCACGAGAAAATGGGTTTGATGTCTTTGTCCAAGGCACGTCACTGTTTTTTCAACCGCCCGACCTCCTGGCTGAAATGCCGGTCCGCATACCGTTCCGAAATGTCAAAACCGTTCGTTTTGAGCAAAACCTGTGCATTTCATCGGGTGCAAATGCTCTCGTTCAGTCCTGGAACTCTCAGAATATGGCTGCCTACGCGAGCAACGCGACTGGGGGTGACTTGGATACAACACAGCCTATCACCAATACGAACACTCAACCCTTTCTGTTCTCCGCCTCAAATTTCACGTCGCAACAGGTCTCGGATACTGCTGCGCGGTTTGCTGCAGAATTGCACCGATTGGGTACCGTCATGCATATTGAAATGCCATGGAACGTGTCACTTTCGCCGAGAGCATTGATATTAATCGATGAGACGGAATCACCGCTCGATACGACATATCAAATCGATCACATCGAGCGCCATTTCAGTACAACTTCAGGCAGCTGCCAGATTATCCGAGCGACTGCAGTCTGAGTAAGATTCCGGTGGTTTAGGGATGAGGCATAATGCAAGATGAGTGAAAGACTCTCAAATGCTATCAAATCGCACGCCGCTGACCTGGATCAATCAATGGGCCAGATCAAATTTGGCACCGTGACCTCAGTCAACAACCAAAGCGGCGCCGCCCGGGTTCTCATACAACCAGGAAACGTTTTATCCGGCTGGCTCCCGGTACTATCGCAGTGGGTCGGAAATGGTTGGGGTATGATTTGTCCCCCGACACCCGGCGATCAGGTACTGCTCGTTCCGCAAGAGGGTGACATGGAACAGGGTATCATCATTGGCCGCAGTTTCTCCACAAAACAAGCACCACCGGTAGCCCAAGGAGGGGAATTTTGGCTGGTCCATCAGAGCGGGAGTTTCCTAAAACTATGCAATGATGGAACCATTCGAGTGAATGGTGACCTTCATGTTCAAGGCGACGTCTATGATCAACATGGCGCTGTGTCAAGTCTACGGGCGCATTACAATTCCCATACGCATTCGACACCTTCGAACGGAACGACCAGCGCTCCAACTCCTTCGGACTGATATAAATGAATGATATTTTCCATCAATGGGGTGCCGATCTTGCTGTAAGCAGCAGGGGCGATTTGGCTATCGCGAGTGGCTCTGATGCGGTTAATCAACGGGTGTGCCGACGCCTCCTCACCAATGCGGGGGACTATCTTTGGAACCTCGATTACGGCGGCGGATTGGGCCAATTCGTCGGTGTCCCTATGCGACCCGCCGATATAGAGGCAATTGTTAGACAGCAACTGGAACTAGAGACTGCGGTACCCGCAATCCCGGCTCCACAGATTAAAGTCCGTATCGCTGATGCCACTAATGGATACGTCTTCGTCACGATCACTTACGCTGATCCTTCGTCCCTGGCACCGGTTCAATTAGTCGTTTCGAATGGTGGATAGGCTATGATTCTCAATCTCAAGGGATTTTCACAACTCATTGAGGACATGGGCGCGGCGTTACAAAGTTCAGCTAGCAACGTAATCGACGTATCGGTTGGATCGGTAGTTCGTGCTATATTTGAAGCCAACGCGTCTGTTGTGCTTTGGCTGCAGTGGCTTCTTGTTCAAGTCCTACAATCGACTCGGGCATCTACATCCAGTGGTCCGGACTTGGATTCATGGATGTTGGATTTTGGATTGACGCGTCTCCCGGCTATCGCATCTACGGGGATTGTGACTTTTTCGCGATTTACCACTAATCTGCCGGCTACGTTACCCGTCGGAACTTTGGTTAAAACCACCGATGGCTCTCTATCCTTTTCGGTTACAGAAGATCAGTCCATCTCGATATGGCAGGCCAGTTCCTCGGCATATATTCTCCCGAGCGGCGTGGTATCGGCAGATGTTCCGGTTGTATGCACGAGTAACGGAATGATCGGTAATGTGCTTACAGGAAGCATTACGATTATAGCCGCCTCACTACCCGGAATTGACCTCGTGTATAATGCAAATCCATGTTCCAACGGAGCAGACCCCGAGGACGACCAAGCTTTTCGTGGCCGATTTCAGGGGTATATTGCAAGTCGATCCCGGGCGACACTTGTTGCCGTCCAAAATGCGGTTGCAAATGTGCGTCAATGCTTGAATGTGTCTATAATGGAGAATACTGACTCTAGCGGCAACCCAGAAACCGGGTCGTTCCTGGTTGTTTTGGACGATGGGACCGGGTACCCCTCAGCCGATCTGCTGTCCATGGTTGCCTCTGCTGTGGACGCTGTACGGCCCATAGGAACG